TAAATTAATTACCAAACGCGTCACTCAAATTGAAATCTTAAGAAGCGAAACACAAGACCCCAAAAATGATAACACTTATAAAGATTACCAGAAAAAAGATGCAGAATGGCTCACCGAATCCGGTTATGAATTTTGCCAAATCTTTTTAGCCGCCTATTTTGCTAGCGCAATGTACTATAGATTATTAGTCAATGATACTCCTAAAGAACCCGAAATCATGAAATACTTATATACCGGACAAAGCAGTATTGATAATTTCCTACATGGTTGGATTTTCGTTTTTCTATTGTTTTTACCCAATACATTTCATTTTCTAATATACGACATTTTGAAATTTAAAGTCGTCAAACACATTAACCAATTCCCCACAATATGCTATTTATTCTTTTATTTTCTATCTTTGTTCTTTTGCTCTTTCTTTTTAGACAAACTCGTGCAAATGTTCTTAGATGTTTTTGAATTCAAAGCCAATCCTTTGATTTATGTCTTTGTCGTGTTTGGCTTTATTGCATATATTACCAACTTAGACTTGAAAAACAAAATATTATCAACCATATTGAATATTTTTTACATCATTTATATTATCCTTCACTTACTATTCTCAATTACTTTAGCGCCAATCGCACAATTGATTTTTACCATTTATATGTTATTGTTTTTCAGCGGAGGACCTACATATGTGATTGCATTTGTCAAGGGACTTATAAATGGTCGTTCTATAGTCAGTGAGAGAGTCTCGGAAAGTGAAAAATCGGATTTGTCTTTTTGGGGCAATTTTGATAATTTCTTGTACAAATACGTTTATAAAAATTTCTTTGCCTTTATGTTACTCATATTTTTCTTTTATAAAGCACTTCATTCTTTAATCCCTCCTACAAATCTGAAAATCTATAATCTAAAATTAGGGGTTGGATTCCTAAATGGATGCGCTACAATTGGATTATTATTAATCTATATTGCCGGCGTCTTTAAGGATGTAAAAGAAGACTTGGTCGTTCAAGTCCAAAAAAACAATAATGTTCAACCTAACAAACCAGTCGCGACTCCAACCAATCTTCAAAATAATATGTTTGCACAACCAAGTAGAACAACAGTAGTACAATCACAACCAGAAGTACAATCACAACCAGCAGCAGGACCCTAAATGAACCATGAAAAAAAGCCCTACAAAACAAATAAATCCAACATCTAGAAATACATATAAACAATTATAATTCTAAATTATTTATATGGGAAATAAAAATAATAAGAAGAAACTTCCTCTTGTATCCATTTGTACACCTACATTTAATAGACGCCCTTTCTTAGAAACCACCATTACATGTTTCCTAAATCAAACTTATCCACGCGACCGTATGGAATGGATTGTAGTAGACGACGGTACCGACAAAGTAGAAGACGTCTTCACCAATGCCAATATCCCACAACTCAAATATTTTCGTATTGACAAAAAAATGAGTCTCGGTGCCAAACGTAACTATACACACAGCAAATGCACTGGCTCCATATTAGTCTATATGGACGACGACGATTATTATCCACCAGAACGCGTGTCTCATGCCGTTGAAATATTGCAAAAGAATCCGAATGCATTGTGTGCGGGGTCTAGTGAAATATACGTGTATTTCAAACATTTGCCTAAAATGTATCAAGGAGGGCCATATGGGCCTCAACATGCCACCGCCGGGACATTTGCGTTTCGCAAAGAATTGCTAAATCAAACCAAATACAATGAAAATGCATCATTGGCCGAAGAACGAGAATTTCTCAAAAACTATAGTATTCCCTTTGTTCAATTGGACCCATTGAAAACCATTTTGGTATTTTCACATTTGCAAAATACATTTGACAAACGGAGATTATTGGAAAATCCCAACCAAATGTTTAAACCGTCGGACAAAACAGTTGACATGTTTATAAAACACGATTATGAGAAACCCATCAAGGATTTTTTCCTAAATACCATTGATTCAAAATTGGAAAAATATCATCATGGCGACCCCATCATGAAACCCGACGTATTAAAACAAATGAAAGAATTGGAAAAAGAACGAGAGAAAATGAAGCAACAAATGTCAGGACAAATTATGATTAATCGCCCCGGAGAACAACCTAGAGCTTTAAGCCCTCCTGAAATCGCTAAAGTATTGCAACAAATACAAGAAGAAAACCGAGTATTAAAAGAAAAACTCCAAGAAGTTCAAAAACAACCACCCTACCAAGAACTAGACAATCGTGCCAAGAAGATTGTTGTATTGGAAGGTCTCGTGGAACGAATGAGAGAAGAACTCAAAGAGTTAAAAGAAGAGAAAAAACAATACGAAATACAACAAACCGAACCTATTTCTGCACAAAATATCAAAATTGAGATTGCGGAAAACGTAGTGACTGAAAACGTAGTGACTGAAAACGTAGTGACTGAAAACGTAGTGACTGAAAACGTAGTCACGGAAAATAAAAACATATCGCAATCTCAATCTAAAACCATGCCCGAAGTCAATGTAACTATACCAATTGCTGTATTGTGAATAATTATGTTTTCTTCTGTTTTTTACGACTGGTACCGTTTGTTACAGTCTTGACCTTATTGTTTGCAGTATTGGCCTTCCTTTTTACGGTTTTGGCCTTCTTTTTTACTTTCTTTAGCGTAAATACATCTCGAGGATTGCCAGCTTGGCAATGGAAACTAGACACATTGTCTTGATTATACACCATGTTAAAAGACGCAATACGGTCTATTGTTTTATTCGTTTTTACTAATTTGTAAATGACTGGTTTAGATGTTGGTGGCCTACCAATTTTTGTTTTAGCATTGTTTTTCTTTTTCATCATAGAGCGTACCAAACCAGAGACTTCAGACAATTTAATCAAACCGTCTAGACCTGTACTGAGACCGAGACGTATAAGATGAACATAGGGTTCATGAATCAAAACATCGGTTTGGCGCACTTCTAATGCTCCGTTTGGTACATTGTTTTTACATTCATACATTACAGATGTAGGGTCGGTTGTAAATCCTTTCAACGCTGACAATGACAATACATTCATAACGTCATTGTACACAAACACGACTGGAATATCTGCTTCATCTATGGATTTCATTTTGTAATTGTAATTTTGTATAGGTTGATCGTATTCCATATTAAATATATCGTCTACCATAGAAGGCAACGACATCACACTGCCCGACAAAGATTCCGGTGTGTTTTCACTATAAAAGGTCAACCGTGTGGGAAGAAAATCACGATTGTTACCAAAGTAATTAGGTGGTGTAGAAGGAACGTTTTGAATCATTCGGATAAGCGACTCTGATGGAGTCACCGAACGTGATGGAGTCAGCGAACGTGGTGGAGTATTAAATGCAAGACTCAGATCAGAAAAATGACTGCGTGCTCTAGAACGTCTGGACGGTGGGGTGGGAGTATGCTGTATTCTTATCGCAGGTAGAGTGCCATTTAATTCGTGTAATGTCATTGGTTCATCGTCTGGGCTATTATAAATCATATATATGACTATAACATAATCATATATTTTTCGTGTATTTTTATATTTTCTTTATAGTATGGTTAAATGGATATGCCATCACTCTCAATGTCTAGTAATTCTTCTTTTTTGACATTTTTGTCTAAAAATCTATACATACGTTTGATATCCAATAAGTCCATTTCGTCTTTTTGAAAATAGGGTTCTAATGAGGCCATTTTTTCAGAATTCATATAAAACAATTCGCCATAAATAGTCCGTAATTCTTGGAAGAATGTGACCACATCTTTTTTGTCCATATTCATGCGTTGACAAAGGCTCTGTAAGAAGAGCTGATTATTGTATTCGGTGGAATATTTGGTCAATACTTTGGTAAAATCAATTTGTTCTAAAGCAATTGGTTTGGCCGAAAAATCGCGATGATACATTTGATTATTAAAAAAGGTTTTTATGAGAGAAGTCATTTCATTGAATTGCCAAATTTGGCTTTGAAACGTAATACGACTAATGTAATCGGCAAAACACATATTGTCCAATATAGTACAATAAAACGGAAAGGCTTTATTTATAGGTTCTTGAGACAATTGATTGCCTATGTTTTCGTGCCACAATAAAGCCACTGTAGTACGGTCGGTTTCGTTCATGAAAATATTGTGTTCGCTCATAGGTACGTGTTTTTGCAATAATTTCAATGTGATTTTTTTGGCATCTTCGTTGGATATTTTAACATGGAAAATGTTTTGCAATACGCTAGGGGTAACCATATCTGGATTCTTTTCCCATAAATTGGTGAGAAAACTGACCTTGCGTAAATCGCCTTGAATGTATTGGATTATTGATTTTTGAAAATGATTGTGGAATTTGGCGTATGGTGGTAATTTCAAGGTCAATAAATTATTCATTTGAGAGAGGGTTGGTAATTTTAATTCAAAAACATGGCATGCTTTCATTAATTCGCGTATTTTTTTATCCGATTCGTGATTTCCTATACAAATAATAGGATTCATAGTCGTATTCTCGTTTTTCTGTTTTTTAGTCTTTTTTTGCCGTATTAATTTAATTAATGCATCAATTCCACCTTTGTCGCCATTATTCATACCGTCAATTTCGTCCATTAATATAGCTATTTTTTTCACTTTGCGTCTCATAAGGTCCAATACATTACGATTGGAAACGTGATTACTATCTATAGTTTGAAAAAGGGCTTTGTTTCTCACATCTCCTGCATTATAAGTAATAATATCATAATCCAATGATTTTAAAATGTCAGTTACAAAACGCGTTTTTCCAGTTCCTGGATTGCCATATATATAAATGCCTTTTTTAGACGTGTTTAAATGACAAATATGTTCAAAATTTTTTAATATTGAGACGACTTCTTGTTTTATTTCATTTCTCTCCAATATATTATCTAATTCTTGTTGATATGACATATTTTATTATAACTATAATGAAATATTTATATAGTTCGTATTTGAATAATAAACGCGAGCGAGCGAAGCGAGCCCCCTACAACCCCATTATATTGTGCTCGCTTCGCTAACACATCCCAAACAAACCTCTCCTATTCGCATACATATTAAACCCACTATAAGTGCTCACCTAATCGCACCAATCAAATGCACGCCCCAGGAGGGGGCATGGGGGAACCTGGGTTCCCCCACTAGCGCCCGAAACTACTGAAATCCGCCGTTCGTGGCATATATTTACATCCTCCATATCTTGGTGGAACCGCACCATAATAACTATAAGGGTCCTGACCTGCAGTCGCCGGTTGTTGAGGTGCCATATACCCACCTTGATTATAACCACCATTATAACTAGGTCCTCCATATGAATTATTGTACCCACCATTACTTGCACCTGGCCCACTGAACATATTGCCTACCCCACCTGCCATTTCACGACCTAATCCGATTGTTCCACTGGTTACGTCTTGGGCCACACCATATGCACCAGAACCTACATCTTTGGCGGCATTAAATACACCCGAACCCGAATCCTTGGCAAATTGACCAACTCCCGAACCTGTATCTTTGGCAAATTGTCCAACTCCCGAACCTGTATCTTTGGCAAACTGTCCAACCCCAGATGCCGTATTGGAAATCGCATTACCGGTACCTGTCACCACTTCTTTTCCAACTTCATATGTACCCGATGCCGCATCACGTGCCAAATTGGTTGCTCCGTCTGCCCCGTCACGAACCAGGTTGGTCACCCCAGTACCCGCTTTTTCCGCAAGAGAAGTAGAACCATTGCTGGACTGCGTACCACTGCCTCCATTGCCTCCGCAGTTTGTACATACTCCATTAGAGCTAGAGCATGATGGACAAGCCGGGCATACTGGAGGAACCACTTCCGTTTTCAATAAATAATTGCTATCTGAATTACCAAATGTATTTTGTATGGTTTGAATCAAATTCAATGCACTTGTAAGTTCAGTGATTGTGCTTGATGTTGTACTGGGTGCAGCACTGGTGCTAGTACTAGGTGCGGCGGTATTGGTAACACCGTGACTGGTTTCGCTTTTTACTATAACGGGTAATCTATCGTTTGTAATTTGAATGTAACAACGTACTGCATCATTGTCTACCCGAGCCGCAAAATAGACCAATTCTTTGGCGGAATCGTGTTGTACATCGGTGTATAAATTTTCGTCGGTTGAGTTATTGGGCAATACCATAGTGGCCAAATCTCCGCTAAATGTTAGGTCCGATGCATTTGTATTGGACATGTCGGTATCTGTAGGAAAGCTGCTACTAGAAATCGCATTATTGGTATAGTTAAACATTTCCACTTGTATTCCTTTGAAATAATAGGTACCTAAATGTTTGTTATGGTGTGTATCCATCACGTGAATAAATGTTGTATTGGTTTCTGCGCCATTTACGTTTAATGGAATATAAACTACACCTAAACCATTTAATGTATGCCATCCGAATGAAGTTGCCGCAGAGCCGGTTTCCGCTTGCGATACAAGGAATCCAGAAGGCTTCATTGTACGTTTGAACTTGCGTCTATTATTAATAAATTGGGTTTCACTACTTGAGTTTAAAGGCGGGTAGTCTTCACCTGTGACACTCACTGCGATTCCAGCTGGACTATACAAATAAATACTGTCTATAATATCTGTATCGGCAGTTGGTACTGGTCCACCATTTTTGTGAGCACTCATATAAATACCTTCGTTTACACCCAATGTTTTGAAATACGCTTTGGCATGTCCCAAATTTACTTCAATTGACGCATCTAATCCTAATGATGTTTTTATTTCAGCGGCTTGTACTGTTTTTTGTGGCGTTTCTTCGTTTTCACCACTTGTCCAAATACCATCATACCGAATGGCTCCGGGTCCAAGGTCTTCCAAATCAAATTCGGTGGTCGTAACATTGTGAGACAAATCCGTTCCATCTTTGCGTTTCATGTAAAGGATATCTCCTGATTTCTCAATCAATACACGTGCGACAGGGTCATAATACAAATGTTCGGCCAATTTCGCGAGTTTTTTATTGTCTTGTGAATATTGACCGTATAATGCGTCCGAAACAATTGTACTTTCTTTATAGTCCAATGTAAATCCTTCTTTATTGCAAGAAGTGAAATTTTCCCATGTATTATGCAATACATATCCTACTAAAATTACGGCTAAAAGTATTAAAAATATTGTCAAGCCACTTAGACGTATTGATGCCATATATAGTATATATTTGTATAATAAAATTGAATAAAACTTTATTGACTATAATATAATCAATCGCAAATATGAACATTGAGACAATGGAACCGAAAAAAACGAAGCGTACTCGCGTAAAACCGGAACCCTTGCCCAAATTATATAATGAATCCGCCTATAGTTATGAAATTGGTATTGATGAAGCCGGTCGTGGTCCCCTGTTTGGGCGTGTGTATGTAGCCGGTGTGGTTTTACCTAAAACTATGGATACGACCGAAATTCGCGATAGCAAGAAATTGTCGGCGAAAAAATTGCAAGCGTCATTTGAATATATAAAACAAGAAGCATTGGCGTATCATGTGGCGTTTATAGAAGCCGAAGAAATTGACCGTATTAATATTCGTGAAGCGGTAATGAAAGCGATGCATATATGTGCGGGGAAATGTATTGAAATGTTGGAAAATGCACCTAAAGAGGAAAACAAAGAAGATTATTTCTTATGTGTGGATGGAAATGATTTCCCACCTTATTACTATAAAAATCGTCGTATTTCGTGGCAAACGTTTACAAGTGGAGACAATCGGTTTGCGCATATTGCGGCGGCCTCCATTTTGGCTAAAGTCTCTCGGGACAATTATATATTGGATTTGTGCAAAGAACGTCCGTCTTTGTCGGAAATATATGGTATGGACAAACATAAGGGGTATGGAACAAAACAACATATTGAAGCCATACGCAATCATGGTATAGTAGAAGGTCATCGGGTTACATTTCGCAAGGGGAACCAAGGTTCCCCTTAGACCCCTCCTTTTATGGTGTGTGTAGTGTGTGGCGAGCGAAGGCAGCGAGCGAAGCGAGCCACCTTTTACTGTCTTTTTTTGCGGCGAGCGGAGCGAGCCATCTTTTACTGTCTTTTTTTGTATTTTGT